TCGAGATCGATGTCATGCAGTCCGGAAGGGCTGCTAAGTTGAATCGTCAAACCCTGCTCGATGAACCACTTGACCGTCGCGATAGCTGAACTTTTCATTTTCCTAATCCTTCGTCGTGATGTCCAATCACATCGACATCCTAGCACGGGTTGACATACTGTGTCAACTATGTGTATAACGTATGCATGATTTACGGACATACACAGGTGGATATCGCTGAGAAACTCGGCATCCACAAAAGCGCAGTGTGTCGGATGCTCTCCGGCGCTCATGCTGTCAGACAGTCGACCGTCAAGCGTATCGCTGAGGCAATCGGTCGAAGTGAATACGAAGTGCAGCTGTGGATCCTGTGCAAGCGTACAGGACAGACTCTCCCGCAATAGACAGAACAGGACTAGGACAAAACAATGGACATCAAACTTTCGTGCATCGTATGCAATCGACAAAACGTCGTGCCTTATGGCCGTGGAAATCGCATCTGTGACATCTGCTCACAGCGTGAGCTCAAGCGCGAGCGCCGCCTCCGGACACAGCGCCGCATCCAGATGGTCGGCAGTTTTCTAATGATTGTCGTTGCGGTCTGGACCTCATGCATGATGGCGTCCGACTGGAACACTCCGAACAGTCCGGATCACCGTGCACACCAGGCGATGCAGTCTCGTGACTGACGCCATCACAACCTGGTCTCAGTACAGAGGCAGTAGACGCACCAGCACCACTGGACTCCTGACGCCACAGGAGGAGTTCTTTCTCGGACGCATGGTCCAGGCTGGCACTGATAAAGATAAAGATCGAGCGACCGCTGAGTTTATTGATCACAACGTCCGCATGGTCAGCGCCATCGCGAAGAAGTTTCGTGGTCGTGGATGCGAACATGAAGACATGATCACCGATGGCATGCTCGGACTACATCACGCGGTCCAGCGCTATGACCCGTCACTCGGTCACCGCTTCAGCACCTACGCGACCAACTGGGTCAGACAGGCGATCGGACGCGGTGTCGAGAGTCGTGGTCGAGACATCCGTCTACCGTCACACGCCATCGCTAAACTGTCTCACATCAGAGTGTCGCGCCAGGAGTACATCGCAAAGCACGGTGAGACTCCAACACCGGCGGAACTTCTCGCGTATGTCCGTGAGGTCGTGCACACTTACCCGCGATACCTTCACAAGCAAATCGAATCACTTGATGTCAAGTCGCTGACAGAGATTCTCCAGCACGACGTCAAGCTGGTGTCGAGTATCGATGAGTCAAATGCTTATGGTCAAAGTCGATATGACTTTTTGGCATCAACAGAACCGCCAGTCGGTGATCACCTAGACAAAGAGATTCTCTACGCGCAGCTGCGAACTGTCATGGAAGTTCTGACGGACCGTGAGATCGCATGTCTTCGTCTACGCTATGGGTTCGACGGGTTATCGGATGGTCGCTCCCTCGAGGACGTCGGAATCCTAATCGGTTATAGTCGCGAGCGCATCAGGCAGATCCAGGTGCGCGCAATCGACAAACTTCGGGTGGCCGCTGGAGCAGATGTGCTAGCGGAGATTTTTGAGAGGATGGAACTTTGAACGAATCAGAACAGCAGATCGCTTATTTCAACTGGTGCCGAGTCATGGCGGGAAGTGATGCGCGCCTGAGCATAATCTTTGCTGTGCCGAATGGCGGCTATCGAAGCAAGGCCACAGGTGGCCGGATGAAGTCCGAAGGACTCAAGGCTGGAGTCTGGGATATCTTCATCCCGATTCAGATGGGACAGCACTGTGGGATGTGGATCGAGATGAAGTCAGGCAAGAACAAACTGACGCCAGGACAGATCGCGTTCCGTGAGTCTGTTGGTGATGCTTATCTATGGTTCGTGGCGTATTCCTGGGACGAAGCAGTCGAGGCGACGTGTCGATATCTAGGGATCGCGAGTGGAATCAACTAACAGCTGTTCGTTGATCTGATCGGCGAGCTCGATGCTGTGCATCTCACAGATGAGGTACCAGACCGCTTTGAGAAGATCGTCGGTCTTATCTTCGCCAGGTTTAGAACCTGCACGGAGGAGGTACTTCAAGGCATTGCCACGCTTGAAGTCGAGACCATAGGCGTCGATTATCTCGATGGGCTGCATCGGTTGTTTGCGGTAATGTGTCGGAACCTGCTTGGACATGCAGGATTGTAAGGGGAAATAATGAATCGTGTATCACAGGCCGTGACATTTTTGTCATGGCTTTTCGAGCCGTACTCTGACGGCTTCGTCGAGATTCGATGTCTGAATCAAGGACGAAATCAGATGCGCTTCTACGAGCTTCCACGAACGGTCGAAGACTGGACCGGCATCGGCGAAGCATGCGTTCAGTGGAGCGACGAAGGAAATGATGTATACGTCGGCGTGTTGCCACGCTGGCGTAAAGGAGGAAGGGACACCGATGTTCATTCTGCTGCTGTGGTGTGGTGCGATATTGATGATCTTGCTGGTCTGGATGAGACTGCAACGCTTGCTAAGGTTACAGTCGCGGTACGCTCGGGGAAGGGTCTGCACTGCTACCGTCGACTCAAAATGGCTGGTATTGGGACTAAGCCAACCGAACAGCGAGAGTTTATACAGCTGCTCGAGAGATGGATGCTCACACTCTCGGCGTCCGCTGACGTCAAGTGCAAGAACCCGTCAAGAATCCTACGAGTACCTGGAACTCTAAATTGGAAGAACAGGGACTTACCTCGTTTGGTGGAACTCGCGAAGTACCCGCCAGAAGCGTCCAGAATCGTCGAGGAGACACAGACCACGCATCCATGGGGCGATGAGTGGTCACGCCTATTGATCGCCGCCAAAGCGGGGGACCTTCCAAAGCGCGAGCGGGGCAATTGGAATCTGGGCAAGTACAAGCACGGCGACTATTTGCTGTACTGTTTCAATCACACCATCATCGGCATCGAGCAGATGCGATGTATGGGCATGATTGCACATGCGGAAGAGTGTCGTAAACTCGTAACCACTGCGCTGGACACGCAGACATTCACAGACTAGGAACAACATGGAAGAACTTTCACTGGACGATCTCCGGCTCATGGTGGCCGGAGACATGGCGACGCATGCTCGGATTATCGCTCACGGCGAGCACCACTGGGACAAACTGTGGCAACCTCACCCGGCATCGGGTGGCGCCTTCGGTGGCCGTAATAACGCACTTGTGACACTCCTCGGTTTTCTCCGTGCAAAGCGATACACGATCGACGTTGCACAGCTGCAAGCGGTCTGGTGGAGCGACACCTATTGTGATCCGCCACTGGACCGCGAGGTCATCCTCGAGACCGTTGGTCGCTTCTGGGCACAATGGGCAGCAGGGACTGTGCCTGATGACCTGCCGGGCGGTCAGACTCTCGCTCCTTGGGAAGTATGGGACTGGACCAGAATGGAGACAGAGGAGGAGAAACTCGGTAAACAGTCCTGGCTGATTCCTAACATCCTGTCGACTGGTGGACTGCACTATATTTCTTCACCGCCAGGCAGTGGCAAAACGTGGGTCATGTGTGATCTGATTCGCGCCTGTTGCTTTGGTGGCAAGTGGCTCAACGAGTTCGAGATTCCACAGACGAAGGTTCTCTACCTTGATGAAGAGATGGGCGTCCAGAAGGTCTTAGAACGGCTCAGGAAGCTCGGAATGCGTTCGGCTGAAGGAATGGGCTACCTCAACCGTGTAGGCATCAGGTTCGACCAGCCGCTTGATGTGGAGCGAATCGTAAAACATTGCCAGAGTCAGGGTATTGGTCTGGTGCTCATCGACTCACTGGTCCGCATTCATGGCATGGATGAGAATGACAACTCGCAGATGCGGAAACTCTACGACGCGTTCAAGAAACTCCTGGACAACGGAATCACCGTCCTGATCGCTCACCACAATCGCAAGGGCGGCACTGACAGCACGGTCAAGCACGAGGGTATGAGAGGCGCTGCGGAAATTGTCGCAGCTGCTGACATGGCCTATTCGGTGGAGAAGCAGGCGAACGGGTTGTATCGCATGTTCGTGACTAAGGGCCGTCTGATCAGTGATGATGACGCGATTGACGTGACGTTTGAAATCAGGGACGAGGATGGCTTGACGAAGGTCCGGACGCTCGACGCTGGCGCCAGGAGCGAGGTCATCACGCAAGAGATCCGGTCGAAGCTCATTGAGCTCATCAGTGGCGAACCAGGCATCACGCAGACACGTCTCGCTGAGCTGTGTGGCAGTAGGAAATCAGTCGTGGCGGCTACACTCGCGGACCTCGAATCAAGTCGCATTGTCACTTTTGACAAGGGTCCAAAGAACTCGAAAATGTACCGTCCGACAGGTCTGCTTTAGGTCTTTTCTGTTGTTCCCGCTGTTGTTCCCGTGCTGTTCCCCCTTAAGTATGAGAAAACGGGAACAACAGAAGAAAAACCCCCCTTTGGAAACCCCCCCTGCGAGCATGTAAGTGTGCTCGCTTAGGGGTCTTAAGTTGAAACTGCTCCTGCGGGCCGGGCGCTTACGCTGGCCCACAGGAACAGCGTCAACTTTTATAGTTGACAAGGTGTTTGTTGGCTGGTAATGTCAACTTTGATGGTGCTGGTGGAAACACCTTCTGGATTGGTAACTGAGCCAGCACTGTCAACAGAGCGGCCTTATGGCCGAAGGAGAATATGAAATGGGTTTCTTTAGTAACGCCTCGTTCAGCGATGGCAGCTCACAGTTTGAGTCAGCACCGGCTGGCGTCTACGTTTGCCGCCTGGCGAACCTTGACTCGGTTGATCGTCCTTCATACGATGACCCGAACGTCATGGTCCCTAACTTCAAATTCACGTTTGAAACGACAGAGTATGGCGACTCTGCTGGCAATGCTTACCGCTTCTTCAAGTACACCCGTCAAGGTTACGGCAACGACAAGCAAGCACTGACAATCCTTCTCGATGGCATGCTCGGGCGCCGCTTGACACAGGCGGAGTTCCACCAGCTCGATGTCGATGACCTGCTTGCAAAGCAGTGGATGGTCACTGTAGACGCCAAACTGAACACGCGTGGCAACATGACCAATGCCATCGTTTCGGTCTCTCCTGTGACAGCCAAGAAGAAGCTGACCAAGATCGCACAGCCAGCGATCAAGACCGATGACATCGAAGACCCCTTCGGTGAAGACGCCAGCGAGTAACCTCTCCCGGTTGCCAACGACTCGCTGACGAACCAGGCACATCATCCGAACGGTGTGCCTGGTCTTTTACTTTGAAGGGGAGAATCAAAGTGGGTAAGAATACAAACATTGAGGAGCGGAAACTTCTCATGGTGCGAATCAAAGATCTGAGAGCTGCTGGTCACAACATAAGACGCACAGCTGAGATTATGGATATGTCAGAGAAGACATTGCATCGATGGATCAGGGAAGAAACTCCAGACAGGCCAGTCAAGAAAATGGATCCGTACATTTCGCTCGATGAAAAGACCGCGACCGTGATCAAGTGGGCGGAGCTCATCGCAAGCGGTGAGACACGCAGTAAAGCAGCCGAAGTCGTCGGTTATCCGGTCATGATGATAAATCGATGGATGGGGTCAGAACCTTCACTGCGGATTGAGTTCAAGGAATGTATTGGCAAGAAACAAAACAATCATGGTGGCCGTAAGAGCTTCGAGTCAATCATGACAGATGTACGCGCAGGACGTCCTGTGTGGCGTGATGGCGGTCGATTCAAGCTTCAACTGGTCGAAGCTGCACTGATGCGATACGAGCTCGATGGTGCGAATGTTTGGCGATGCAAGGGGTTTGCTACATTGTCGGGAACCGATGTCCTGGCGCGAGATTGGACGGTGATCGAATGAAGTTCTCTGAAGTAATACAACACTTGATGCACGGTAAACCGATCACACGCGTATGCTTTGACCATGATGTTTACATCCGATACTCCGACCTTTTCGAGGCATTCGTGATGCACACGGGAACAGAGTCGAAGACTCTACAAGGTCTCACACTGGACCCTGAGTCGCTGTTCGCGACTGACTGGATGTGGGGCGAAGATCACCCGGTCAAGGATGAGATCACATGGACACGGACAACATCATAAAGACCATCATGGCGAAACCATGGTCCAACACCTACAGTCTGCTCAAGGCCATCGGAGCGTCCAGCGACCAGGTCGATGAAGCATGGCGCGACTACCGTCGCAAGTACATGCGGAGTCAGCGCTGGCAGGACATTCGGACGAAGGCGCTTGAGCGATCAGGTAGAACATGCGAGCAGTGTGGCCGTCGACAGGATGACGGCTACAAGCTCGATGTGCATCACATCACCTATCTTCGACTCGGTGGTGAGCTGATGGAGGATGTCCAGGTGTTGTGCTACTTATGCCACGGACAGCTGCACTACAGGCGCAGAGTGCGCCAGGATGAGCCAGAATAGAAGCATGGCACGTCCAACAATCTACGATGAAGAGACAATCGCACGGGTCGAAGCTGCTTTATTAGCAGGTCAGACACCGACGGTTGTTTCTCGACTTCACGGTTTACCAAGATCGACAGTCATAAAGATTCGCAGTCGTATGTCGACAATCGTTACTAATACGACAGATGTTTGTGACGCGTCACAAACTATCAAAACACCGAAGGCACCAGCAGTCTCAC